TCATCCATTGTTCTTCTCCCTAATCTCCTGCCGTTGCAAGTATTCAATCTCACTTGCGATGTCTTCCGAAGTAATGTCTACTTCTTCTTCCAAATGTTGCTGAATGTAATCAAGGATTTGTTTACGGGCATATTCTTTGCCTGCCTCAAACCCGCTGGTGTATTGACTGTCAGCCATTGACTTCACCCTTTATTTCTTTGATGATGAACTCAAAGGCGTTAGTCCAGGAGTTGCATCCTTCGCAATCGCATTTGGTTTCCTGTTCGTGCTGTTGTAGCAAGCCGACTACACGGTTTAGTTCTTCGTTCTTGCCAAAGTGATAGCCGTTCTTGAAAGCCTTGATGGAGCTGTTTACGATGATGTCTTGTAGGTCACTCATAGTTTTCCCTTCGGTCTGCGATCTATGTGATTCAAGTGGTCAAGGATAATGTTGCATGTTGCGATGTCTAGCCATCTGCTAAGTCGAAACGCCTCAATAAGTGACTCAACAGCCATTTGTTCATCGCGCCTGCCCTGGTTGTAGGCAGTCAATTTATCTGCTGGATAAAGAAAGGACAGAATCCGTCTCAATTTGAATCCCCTCAATCAAGTCAGTAATAATCTTGGTGGCCTTAGTCGGAGTCGGGTATGCGGCATTTATCAGCCGCAACACTTCCTCTTTCATTAGGCTTCTGCCGATTGTGATTCCTTCGGCTTGTGCAATCCCGTGGTTGTACTGATGTGGGTTGTAGTCGCTCGAATCGAACTCAATCTGCATTGGTGAATTTGTTGGCATGTTCCCTCTTTCTTTATGTCAGCTATTTAGCTAACAATCTGAAATTAGCAAAAATTCAAAGAAAAGGCAAGATTTAGGTATTTTTATTCTTCGGCGTGTCGCATAGTTTTTACCAAGATTGTTGCGCCTGGTTCTATGCCTGTGGCATACAGCTTGCGAGCGCTTATGCGGACTATGCGGGAGTCATCGGCATAAACGCCAGCTATGGCTAGAGCGTCTCCGACTGACCGAATCAGCTTGTCCAAGTCGGGAACTACGGTGGGCAATGAGCGTTTGACTGACGCTGGCTTCAACATGTAGAAATTGACGATTAGCTCTACTGGCTCGTCTAGTGGCTCCCAGCCTTCAGGCAGGTTGTCTATACAGGCGCTGACAATAGCTGAGCGCCAAGCCTTGTGTTTTTTAGAATTGACCTGAACGATTCGCCCGTTCATGATGGCGTGTGATCCCTGAGAGGCAGGGTCTCCGACTACGGAGATTGTAAATTCACTTTCTGACATAAATCATCCAGGCGGCACTGAGGCCAGCCCAGATGTAAAAAACTCCAACAGCAACTCCCGCCACATTCCAGAATCCTTCTGCTGTCTTAGATAGGTTTAGCAAAAGTAGTCCAGTAGATGACGGGAGAAGCCATTGGATGATTTTCAAAAAGGCGTGTCTCCGTGTGTCGGGGCAAAGCCTACTGCGGATGAAGTGACTAGAGGGTTGTTTATTGAAACCTTAATCTTGCGCTTGATCTCGCCCTCGTTGTCCCACTCGGAAATCTCGTGTCCGTAAAGCCCCTTGACCTTGACTTCATCGCCAACACTAAAAGTGCCAGGGGTGTTTAGCCAAACGGTGTAGTAAGCGTTTACTTCTTTGCCTGCTTTGGTGGTGTAAGTCTCGATAACTTCAAGACCCTTGTTCTCGTAGAAAATCCTTCCGATTTTCCCTTTTACTTCGATGGTTGCCATCTCAGCCTCTCTTTCTTTCTTCTATTTTAGTCATCCGCTTGGATAACATGCTCAGCATTTACGCAGTCTATGTGACCACACCTGCGTAATCCTGGCAATACTGGGTGTCCTTCGTACATTGGAACGGTTAGCGTCTCACGGTCAAACTCACCCTGCCAGGTGACGCACTTCTGGCTACCGTACTTGATGACCAGAGATTTTCGCATACGGCAGGAGAAGCACCGAAGGTCCGTGCGCTCGCGCTTCTGAGCATTGACAGTCCAAGTTGAACCGCAACGCGAGCAGATAGCTTTGTTCTCATCCACTCACCTACTTTAGCAAGTCAGCTTGTTGAGCAGCCGTTTTGCAACACGGATCACAGAGCAAGAGTCCTATGCCGTGCTGACATTTTGGCATCCTTGAACCGAATGTCAAAGGCTTTTCCTTGAATTGCTCAGCTCTTTGTTCCTCAGACTTCTTACGATCTTGGATTGACTTTGCCTTGCCCAAGATGTGCTTTGGCTCAATGTACTGAATCGCCGCATCTCGCTGAGCTTCGATGACAGCCTGTTTAGCCACAGGGTAGTCCAAGAAGCCTAAGACTTCGTGCCAAGCCATAATCTTCTCGCCAGAGATTTTGCGCCCGTCTACAAGGCTTAGAAACTCGATTAGTTCCGCTGTCTCAGTCTTTTGCATTTTTTAGAAACTCCCTCATTGCTTTCTTGTTTTCTTCTTCTCGGCTGGCTTGCTTTGGTTTCTTGTTGTTCCTTATCCAGTTGCGCCAGGTAGCTTCCCAATCTGTCTTGTTGCCTTTGCTCCCACTGACCGAATTCCAGTAGTCAATAAACTTGTGTGTTTCAAGTTTCCAATCTACTTCTGGGAAGTGTTCAAACTGCCAATCTAAAAGCTCTTTTGTAGGCCAAAAGTCATCTGGAATTTTTGTTGCGTATCTCTTTGGTTCTTTATGGTTAATATTGATGTTTTGCGTGCCAACAGGTGTCACCCCTGATTTACCTGAGCTGTCACCCCTGCTTACCTGAGCTGTCACCCCTGACTCAATAGTTATCCAATAAAGATTAGTTTTGTATTGGCTGTTTATGGGTGCGGATTGAAGATCTACTTGCAGCTCTCCAAGCTCTATAAGCTCTTGGATGTCTCGCTTGACCGAACGCTCTGAAGCGTTTGCGTAGCGTGCGAGAGTGCTAATGCTGGGCCAAGCACCCTGGTCTCCCAAGTGATTAGCAATACCAATCAGCACAAGCTTTGCTCGCCCTGTGGCCCTACTGTGATTTAGAACAGTAGCAACTGCCTCAATGCTCATCTCTCTTTTCCCTCTCTTAGTTGAGTCTTACTTTATTCCATTCGGTAATAAATTTGCTACCCTTTGACTGATTACATTTTTGACAAGCTCCAACCAGATTGCCTATCGAGTGTGATCCGCCCCTAGCAACAGGCACAACATGGTCAATGTGTTTAGACGGCGCACCGCAATAGAAACATACCCCAGAAAGCAGTTTTTTAGCATCTTCTTGAGTTACTAAGAACAGTCCGTTTTCTCTTATTCTTTGCCTTCTTTTTTGTTGTTTCAGCCTGCCCCTAAACGGATGCTTAGCCTCATTGTTTTGACGAACAAGTTTGGCTTTTTCTGGGTTGCGCTCTCTCCATCTTCTGCTTGATGCCCGCGTTTTATCACGATTTGCAGCAGACCATTTTTTGTCAATAGCAGCCTTTTTGTCCCTGTTTTCAATTCTGTAGATTTTTGCTTTTGCACTTACAGTTTCTTTGTTTGCTTCGTACCACTGTTTAGAACGAGTAACTAGCTTTTCTCGGTTTTTTTCACGGTAGTCTTTGTCGTATCCGCTGATTTTGTTTTTATTTTTAGAAGCCCATTCTCGCTTAGTAGCATTTACCTTTTCACGATTTTTTGTTCTGTAAATTTTGTTGTATTCAAAATCACAAGCTTTACATGTTGAGCGTATGCCTGACTTAGCTGCCTTAGCCCCTCTGTGAGCAGAAAACTCAGATAATTCTTTTGAAGCTTTACACTTTGAGCAAACTTTGTACCCTTCCGTCATTTTTGCCCTCTAGTCTGCTTCTTCTCTTGGATTGACTTTGCGCTTGCCAAAATCATCATCTAATAAATACCAACCATCAGCTAACCAGACAGGAGTTTTTGTCGGATCCTGTCCGTGTACTAATTTCCAACCGAAGTCTCTGCCCATTTGAGCAAAAGTTGCGTTGGATTCAAGCTGACCATTTGCCATTGAACACATTAGAACAATGTTGGATGGTCTATCAAGTAGTTTAGACCCACCCATGCCTCTGTTCTGTCTGTGGTTCGGCGAAAGTGTATCGTCATCAGTTCCACAATGGCAACAGATTCCTTGGTCTCGTCTTATGTATTTTTGAAACTCTTTGCTATTCATCTTCCCAAGGGTCGTATTTCTTTGCAGGTAGGTCTAGTCCTGTGCCAGTGTAATCAGCCGAAAAACCGATAGTCGAGCTAGTTTCGTAGTCTCGTGTTTCGGATACAGCTTCCTGACAGTTGTGTTTTCTGCGCCATTCTCTGACTAGGGCTATCGCCTTGGCATCGTCAGTTTTGAACTTTGCCCCGCACGAACAGCTTTCAGCAATCACCTTTCAAGGCTACCAGCTAGGGTGTTCGCCACTGAAGCTCGACATTTTTGGACATTACAGCCATCATTGTTGCCTGGTCTGACAGGGTTTTCATCTTGGTTTTGACCCTGTTAAACTCAGCTCTGGCTAGGTCAGCTTGTAGCTTTTGATCTACTGACTGCAACTTAGCCACAGCCTGCCTGTCGGCTACCGTGCCTTGGTTGTTTATGAACGCAAGGGAAACAGCTTTGTCGTAAGCAGCTTCGGCATCCGCCATTTTGCACTCAGCGTCATAGAGGGCATTACTGCCCTTGTCCATCTCCGCTGTTAGCCTCTGGAGTTCCTGAATGATGTGGCTTGGTGAAATAATCTCCATTTTTCAGCCTCTCTCCTTTTTCCCTCTGTAGCTGCCACATCTTATCCACATCGGGGTAGTTGCCCCTAGCCCATTGCTCATTTAGACACTCCTGCACTTCCCGCAGGCTCGCTATCAGAATGTTCATTTCCAGATGATCCATTGGCAATTTCGGCAATCCTATCTAGCGTTTCTTTTGGAGCGTTTGCAGTTTTGGCTTCGCTGTATAACAGTCTAAGACCGTCTAGGTCATCTCCCATTGACTGAGCCATTACTAGCCAATCTTTCAAAGGTGCAACTGGAGTCTTACCGCGTGCAACCTTTTCCATCTCGGTTCTGCTTGCTCTCTTGTTGCCTGAGTAGTTTGCGTTTGCCAATGCTCGACCAATCGAGCTGGTCTCACATACCTCAAGAGCTGATGTGGCTTGTGGCCCTTTGCTTGAGTCAATCTCAAACGCAAGTCCAGTTGCTTTTGGCAGTCCCCTCGCCTGGTCATCGGCATTTAGGTAGACATAGCTCTTAGTAACCCAAGTGCCAACCTGTCGGTCCTGAAGGGTGGTGATGTTGTCAGTAACAATACGCCCTTCTGGATTGTCCTTGTACCAGCGTTTTATTCTTTCTTCTACGGTCTCGTAGTCTCCAAGGTTGAAGTGTGCCATTTATTTCCCTTTCTCGTGGTGTATGTAAGGTAGACCAAAGCCTCTTGCTCTTAGGCTGATTCTGTGTTCGCCATAGACTAAGCCCCTCTTTTTGCCTTCCATGGCAGATAGGACTCTACTCTTTAGTTCGTTCAGTTCTTTTTCAACACGCTCAAACTCGTCAAGTTTGTTGAAGTAGTGCATACCTAAATCGTCTAGGTCTACTTCGCCATCTTCAATGTTTGGGTTTAGTTTCTTGACTGTCTCCAGCGTGGATAGCGAACCATCCCACTGAGGCGCTCGCATTTGAACAACATGGTTGCGGAACCGAATTGCGGCAGCAAACAAAGCGTCTGCCTCAAACTGATCCCACTCAATGTCAAACTCTTGATAACTGGAACCGCATAGTGCAACAAGCTTTGCCTTGTGAATACCGAATACTCGCATGTACCAAAGAACTTGTGCGCGGTAGGACTGTGGAACTTGTGTCCAGTAGTCTCGACTGAATTTGACTTCAACAATTCCAAACTCACCTGTTGAGTCTGCGTACAAGCCATCTGGGTTTGCTCGCATCCAGGGTTCTTCTTTGTTTGCCCATGTTCCTGTTGTGTAGAGTTCCAGCTCAGGATGTTCCTCAGCAAAGATTTCTAGGATTGGACCCTCTAGCTTTGTACCAAGTCGCATTGACATATTCGGCTCAAAGTCATCTGGAATTTGTTTTGTCTTTTTTGCCCATTTGGTGTACGGGCTTTCCCACTGAGACAATCCTGCGATTGCTCCTATGTCGGAACCGCCGATAGCACCTGCCTCATTGCGAAGCTCGTGCCACTCTGCTGACCCGTTTTCAAAGTCCCCTAATAGGACTGCATCCTGCAACTCGTTTATTACGGTTGGTAGCTTGGTTATAGCCAAGTGTTTCCCTCTCTTTCATTTGGCGTGAATCCCACATCTGTTCGGTGTGGGATTTCACATTAGCGGGTTTTATCAGTAATGTAAATCTATGCTTACCCACCGACAATTAGAACGCAAATACATAGAGCTTCAAGAAGCCATCAGAGAGATACCAGGTGGAGTTGGCTGTGCTGCTGACCCTGACTTGTTCTTTCCCGAAGACCTAATAGGCAGCACCAAAGATCGTAGATGGGTAGCTGACCAAGCTAAAGCTATTTGCGAGAAATGCCCTGTCAGGATAATGTGCCTTGACTATGCCGTTAGTGCTGGTATGCACGGCGTATGGGGCGGAACCACAGATTTTGAAAGAAAACGCCACTAACCGAAACGCTAGAAAGCCCATACAAGCTCTAAAGTTGCTTGCCTAGACTGTTGGGCTTATCTAGGGGCAAAAAGCCTGTACGGGCGTTCTGTGGCTATTTAGGGGTTATTCGCCAGAATTAGGGTCTGTAGGCTTGACCGCTGACTCTACTTTTGCACCGATGCCGTACTCATCCTGGTTAGGGTCAAGTGCTTTGATAAGCGGGCCAAGGATACCTGCAAGCAACGCTGAAACAGTAATCTGGCTTGGGTCTTCGATTCCAGCAAGCAACATTGCACCGACAGCAGCAAGGGCAGCTCTTAGGTAGGAACCGAGTGCAGACTTTAGCTTTCTAATGGAATCTTCTGTCTTTAGTCTTTCAATAAATGCTTTCATTTCTTCTCCAATGCAATTTGTGTTTTGATGTAGCTGGTTGGCTCGGTGTAGCGTGTGCCATTGTTCGTGTAAATGTAGTTCTTGCCACGCTGAATCTCAAAGTGTAGGTGCGGTCCTGTGGACTCGCCTGTGTTGCCAGACAATCCAAGAATCTCGCCCTCAAGAACTGTGTCACCCTTTTTAGCTGTAAGGCTTCCCTTTTTCAAGTGCATGTAAGCCGATGTGATCCACTCGCCATTGACCTTGTGGCGTAGCTTGACTAGGTAGCCGCCGCCAGCAGGTTCGCCATTAGGGAACTTCAGCGTAGATGGGCCAGAGAAAAGCACCTTGCCAGTAGCGATGGCTTTTACTGGTGTGCCAACGGCTGAGGCATAGTCCACGCCGTTATGGTGCTTGCGTGTTTTTTCAATCGGGTGAATCCGCCAACCGAAAGGCGAACTAATTTTTGGGATTGGCTTGTCGAATGGAAATCTCATAAGACTATTTTACCAGCAAGCTAAACAGTGCAGAGGCAAGTCCTGTGATACCAGCAGCTAGACCTGTGTAAGCAATCTTTTCAATCCAGGCAAGGCGAGCCAAGGTAAGCTCTACCTCTCTGAGTCGGTCTGGCACTTGATCTAAATGGTCAAGCTTCTCAAGTATCTTGACAAGGGTTTCACCATGCTCAAGTTGCTTGGCATAGATTGCTTGCTGGGTAATGCGTACCCCAGTTGTTTCCTCAGCCATTAGTTGGTGCTTTCCTCAAATGGGGCTGTTATCTT